AGGCAATGTTCTGGCCTGTTAAAATACCAATTGACTATTCTTATTGTTTATCATAGAAGGAATATGCTTATGTCTACTTTGCAACATTCGTAGACTAGGAAAAGATTCGAACATTTCAGATTCATGCATATGTATTTTACGCAACATATTCTTCACTAGTTTACGATCAACCGGCGAAGTAGAGGCGCTTAATCGTTCATATATCTGCTTAGGGGTTTCATTACAATACTTAACTGCAAAATCGTAAGCAGCTCGAGCACCTTCATAAATGAGAGGATTTGTTCCCATAGAGTCCCATGCCTGTCCAATTGACTTAAGAAGAAGTCCAGGAAGGCCTTCATGATTAGAAACTATGCACATTTTAAGCAATGGTTCTAAAGTTTCTTTATAGGGAATAATAGGGGCTGAACCCGGAATATTAGACTTTATAAAATATCGTTTCAAAAACTTAGGGCCTTTATAAATAAATATCCCAGTAGCAAGATCTACTTCACTTATTAGCCGATCATATTCTTTGTAGTCTCGCAACTCCATACCCCAAACACACTCTAAATATTTGGCGAATCCCACTGCATTTATTATTTTTCGCAAAAACTGTGGGCAACACCAAATGTGGTCATCTCCGTATACTATAATATATATCAAACGGGCCAATAAACAAGCCCGAATAACAGCTTCGTGATCAGGATACTGCAATATAACATACTCTATATAAGTATAGAAAATGGCTGCCATAATCCAGCTATCTCCATGAGACGTTTCGGGACCGCCGGAATACATGACACCTATAATCAAGCGCCACAATTCTCCTGGCTGTAGGGTGATCTTATTAACCATATGGTACTGCAGTAATAAGTAAACTCGTTTCAAGAAACACCGTTGTTGAGCATTGAACGAATCCCATGCCCAATATCGTGCTCCTGCTGCCAAGTACACATATAACATAAAATCAGGGATATGTTTATCCAAGGATTTGATATCTCCATCTACCCAAAATAACTTAGGATTATCATATTTCAACAGGGTAGCTAACTGATACCATCCTCCCCACCAACCACTTATACCTATTGTAATCATCGCCCCTCGTTCCAATTTCATTCGTTCGCGATGAAGAAACTCTGCTATAAGAGCTAGAGTAACCGCTGGTATATAGAATTCCCGTGCACGATATATAGATTTATATATTTCTTCAATAGGTTTCATATGCAGTAACCTTGCCTCATCTTTTATCTTATTAACGTTTAATGGCTGATATACCGGAAGTGTTCCTACTGCTAAATCATAGAATACTCGATGAACCTCTCTGATACTTGACTCGTATAGCAATGCTTTAGGCCCAGCATTTCGTAATCTATACTGAACTCCACCTTTCATAAACTTGAAACTATCGGCTTCCACTATTCCTCCAGAATTACCTGTTTTTAGCATATTTATCATTGTCTGTGGACTATAGGAGATGGTCAAACGACCCACATACTCCTCACAGTTCAACATATATTCCACTAGTTTAATAGCGGCAGGTAACAATTTTCGCAACAATTGAAATGACTGTCCTCTCCAACTGGTCTCTGTAGCAAATTCTTTCATAACCGATACACTCTTTAAATTAACCAATTCTGGCTGTGCTGTCGTATAATACCAACGCATAATTTTTTTTCCTGACAACACCAGCGGGTCAAATAATATAGACTCTATTCCTATCGTTTTCATACAAGACATAGCAAGAGTATCTTCGAGCACTCCTTTCTCGTTTTTTTTCTGTGTACGACTAGAGAGCTTAATGCCCAATGCATCCCAAAGCACTAAATCCACTATCTTAGCTACATCTCTAACGAAATAATCTAACACAAGCGTAGAATCTGAAGGATACGGATTCTTATGCGCTGTTAGTGGTTTTAGCGGTATATGAGACGACGGACGATAGAATTCTCTATACCACTCTACATGCAATCGACTAATATCGGAAGGTGATTTTATTTTTCCTATATAGACCTTACCTCCCTGCTCATCCCTAATCACATAATGACTAGAAACATATGCATAAATATACGAATTGCAATCTTGTATTTGAGTACAAAACGGAGGAACTACTGTTTGCCCACTTTTAATATTAGGCAACAAATCTATGTTAGCAAGTACGGTAGCTCCACACTCTAGACCTTTATGTAAAGGACATTCACATGTTAACTTTTTCATTCTCTTTTTTCCTGCTCTTCTATAAAACAAATAATTTGTTATTTTTCTTCTTGGAAATGATATTTTTGCCAAGTACAAATCAAAGTAATCAAGTAAATCGTAATTGGTCGTCGCGACAAGTATCTCTGTGTTCGCAATCTTTT